AACTAATTGGTTTGATGTAGTGTTGAGATCATCATAAACATAATCTTCAACTAAACAGTCCATAGATTCTAGTTTACCGGTGTATCTAAAGAAACCATTATCAGACATCCAGTACGCAGCACCATCAACTTCAACTGCTGCATTCATACCAATCAATCCACAGTTGGTACCAACTTGTTCAAAGGCAAATGTAAACGGAGTTCCAACAAAACGCATAGTAAATAGTGATGTATCAGTCCAAATGTAAATTGCATTTCTACCAAGTTTAGCACCCATGATCCGTGATCCGGCGGCCAGTCTTTGTGTACCAGCACTATTCTCAGCTGTTGGTGTATAGTCATTAATATTTTCTTGAGAAGAAAATCTAATAAACATATCGTCCTGTGTAGTTTTATCTCCAATAGTTGTTTCTGTTCCAAAGAATACTAAGTGACGGTCAGGAGTAGATACTAACATGTCACGTGATGCTGTTGGTGCACCTGATATAATTGTTGCTCTTGTTGCTGTAGCATCCGCTGCATCACCATCCCATTCAAAACATTCACCATTATGTATTAAGGCTATTAGTGTTGATCCTAAATTATCCAAAGACCATAAACCTGGATCTGTTACTTGGTCTGTGTTAGCTGCGGGTGAACCCCATCCAGTCCAACTAGATGAGTTAGTAACGGTTGCACCATTAGAGTGAGCGGCTTTACTAGAACCTCTTGCTCCTCTAGTAATACCTGTTAAATCATTTCCTGATACACCCGTGTATGAAATTTCTTCATTGTCTACTTGAATATAATTAGTTCCTGATGATGGAAAACCTGTTGTGCTTGTGAGTGTAATACTTGTTCCTGACCCACCTGTACCAGCAGTGTCATTTAATAAAGCTCCGTTTAAAGTAGTAGTCAATGATCCTAAAAGATTTCCACCCCATAATGCAATACCCCAACCAAAAGATCCTATTTGTTCAGCTGGACCTACATGATAATATTGATAATATTTAACACTACCTGATGTTGTTGCACCTGAACCTGTCTCATTATTATCCATAGTAATAGTTAAGGTTGTAGGAGTTGGTACACTTGTTACCATATATTTTATGTCATCAAAATCTGCTGCTGCATAATTAGAATTAGTTGCAGTTGAAAAATCAGTAAACGTTATAATATCTCCTGCTACAAATGTGTGGGTTCCGGGAAAGGTAATTGTAACTGTGTTTGATCCGTTAGTAGTTGTAAAACAATTAGATAATGTTGTGCCTGATGGATTAACTAATGGGTGTATATCATAATATACTCCACCAGAATATACGTATAAAATTCTATTAGTTCCAATAGCTGCAAATTTAGTAGATGCTTTGTTTACAAAATGATGCAATCCTCTTGCTACACCTGTAAGTTTTGATTCACCTAACTGTTGCCAACCACCTATTTTCTCAGGTGTACCATATCTAAAACGAACATTTTCTCCACCTGTCCATTGAGACTCAGCACCTGTTGATGTAACTTGTTTATTAAACCCCGGTAGGAATCCTAATTTTTGTAACATATAACCTCATTATATTATGTATTCCTTATTGGGGGAATACCTAACATTGGCCTTCTGTCGAACCTGTTCTTTTCAGCAAAAGGACCATTTACATGGTTATAATGAAGAAATACTTGTCCGCAAGTAGTTCCTTCAAAAGGTTCTCTCCAATGCTCTAATTCACATCCACTATATACTAGCATATCGCCAACATCAAGTAGGACTTTCGTGCCTTTTGGAGCATTTGGTTTATGTATATTTTTGTATTCATTTACGACACTATCAACACCTGTGCCATCTATAAATATAGGCCAAGGATCACCACCTAAATTTACAGTAGTAGATATCTCACAACTAGGCCTGTCTTTGTGTCTTTTTAATTCATCACCTTGTTTATATAATCTAGCGTAGGAATAAGTAGGACATAGATCTAGACCGGTTTCTTTTTGCATTACTGGTAATACTTTAACAAGTAAAGTCTCCATTACAGGATCAGCATAATGTGAGTATGTATTTGGAATCTGTTGATCAGTCCATGTGCCTAACATACCATTGTCATAGGTTATATTATTATCATACATAAATTTAACTGCATCTCTTTTAAGAAGAAAATAGTTAAACACAAAGTTAGCTAACTCGTAGCTTATTGCACTTTTGATTACTTGATATTTATTGAAAACCATCTTGTATAAAATTAAAACTTACTGATATTCTTATATTATTAGATTCGTTAGGTTCAACATTGTGCCATAACCAAGAAGGAAACATAAGTATTCTGTTTACTTTTGGTTCTATATGGACTTCCCGCCATAAATGTTTTGGTGGTTGTCCCTTTATTCTTGTTGGCATATTAGATTGTATTCCTGGTCTTGGATCATTACAAACAAGTTTACCTGAGTTATGTTCTGTTTGTACATAATACACGCCACTAAATAAACTATTTGGATGTATGTGTGGCTTGTTATAACCACCAGGATAATTTATGTTAGCCCACATATTACCTAATCTTGGTTGTCTATCTAACCATTCTTGTTTAAATATTTCATGTTGCATTTTAAATAACTCATCTACTAAAGGTTTAAATTGTGGCATTTCATGCATATTGGTTTGGCTATGCCAACCATTAACATTTGTTTTTTTAACACCTTCATCTTGTTTAGACCAAGCAACAATGTCATTAGATATTTGTTTTGTATCTAGATTTACATCTTCTGCATATATAAGTGTGGGAAAAAATCCTTCTGCTATCATCTAAATGGTTTACCTCCAAACCAAACAACTAAAGATTGTCTAAGACCACGTTTAACGGGTTGTACTCTATGATTTATAAAGGATGCAAAACAAATTGCATGACCTTGTTTAAGTTCTCCAAATTTGCCTGGACCACCTAATTCTAAATGTCCGCCTTCAAACTCTGAAGGATCATTTAATAATAGTGTCATAGATATTTTTCTAACCGGTGGTTCGTGTTCCATATTTATATCACAATCCATATGCCAATCATAAAATCCTCCTTCGGGATATTCTGTAAACTGAGCTTGTTCTGTAATCTGTATATCACCAAATCCAAAATGATTTTCATTTGCTCTTTGTATAAAATTATTAAGATCACGATACATATGTCCCATTTCTTTAAATGGTATCCAAGATATTGTGGTCACTCTTTTCTTTGTGTCTGTGCCGCCTCCTGGTTTATTCATACCTACTTGTGCAACTTGTGGTTTCTGTGCTCTACCTGATTCAATAATTTGTCGGCATTGATCGGGTGTAAACAATGGTTCAGTTGTTTGTATAATCCAACTCTTCCATCTAGGTTCTGTAATTTGTCTGTTTTCGTACATTAAGTTGATGCTCCTCTATTTTGAATTGGGTTATAGTCAACATCCATATTTGCGGCTAGTGTTCTTCTATATCCCGGACCGTTAAAAGGATATACGCAATGTCTCATGTCATATGGAAATATAAAAAAATCTCTTTCTTTAATTTCTGGTTGATAATCTACTTTTGCAAAATGTCCATTAGCTGAACCTAGTATCTGAAGTTTACCATTTTGTGGTGCATCAGCTGCAGAATATTCTACACCGTAAGACTCAGGTAATTTTAAAATCATAACAGAGGATAGACCTGTAAACAATGATCCTTGGTGCACGTGCACTGGATTGTATTCATGTTCAAACATAGTATTAACCCACACAGAATTAAAATGTAAATCATATTGTCTAACTTTATTCCATTCTAAATAATGTCTAAACTTTGATTCAAACCACTGTAACACATTATTAGGTAAATGATTATGTCTAGTCATCTTGGGACTGTCTTCACCATTAAAAAATAAACTGTGTTCTTTTTCAATCTTGCCCACTAATTGTTTATTAGCAGGTTTTAATTCAGGATACTTTGTTTCGTAAATATGATTGATTGTATTATATACATCTAAAGGCACTTGGTATTTTAATACCGACTGACCTAAAAATATAAAATTAAAATCTGATGTGTCCATATTTCTGTCTTATCCTTTCTGGAATTTTTTCAATATAAGGATTGTATACTTTTCTCACAGGTCCATCAAATAGTTTATGCATATTACTACCAACTATTTTGTCATCATAAGATAAACCGTTTACACTGACTTGATCTAAATTATTAAACCTGTGATTAAAATAAGGTTCACCTATGAACTGATATATTTTTCTAAACTCTTGTTCTGGATTTGTGACTATGTCATCATACTTTACATAATGACAAATATCTTTATAGTTATATGAATTTTTTATAGCTTCTAAATCTTTTGCAACAGCCCCATCTTTACTCATAATCATACTTAATTTTTCTTCATCGTTTTTACAATCATATCTATTAGGAAATGCATCAGAGTTTTCTGTGTACCACTGCATATAACTAGCTAGCACATCCATTAAATCTCTAAGTATTACTATACATTTAAAAGGTCGTTTAAAATGTTTTTGCATTAATTGAAAATTACCAGGTGTTGTCACTGGTCCACGATCAATGATTATACGTTGTGGCCAATCTTTATAGTAAGTATCATACACGGCATCTAATACATTATCTAAAGACTTGTGGTCTGGATAGTTTTGAAACACATCCGTTTGTTTTAGTAAAAACAAATCTTTCATTATCTCTAATGTAATAGAGTTAGGTGTTGCAGCTATCTCTGGATTCTGATTCATAATACTTGCAAATAAAGTATTACCCGATCTAGGAAGTGCTACTAAAAAGAAAAGTTGTCTACTTGTCTTTGGCTCCGAGATCATTGGTCAATTGTTCTTTCTTGTTGTAAATCATTTCTCCTGATTTTTTAACTCTTTCGATAGTTTGTAATTGTCCAAGTACATTAAATACTTCAGGTTGTGATGAACCTGATGTTAATGTCTCTGCTTTGTTTTTCATGATCTGATGATATGATTCTAATTGGTGTCTGTTGACATCTTGAGTATCAAATGAACCATCATCAAATTCTTTTTTAAGAGTTGACCATAACTTAATTTCTCTCATTCTGTCACTTGCCACAAGTTGCATGTTAGCTACAGAATAAGTTTTTTCATCTATATCTATTTGAAGTAGTTCTTTTTTTAATGGATCTTCTTCTGTCTTTAATTTTTCTTGTAATCTTTTTAATTTAACTTCGTTACGTCTAGCATCAAATGATAGACTCATTAAGTTTTCTAAAAATACGTTTTGTTCTCTAACACATTGCCAATACTTAGAAGCTTTTGTTGGATACTTTGCATCCTGTAACACAGACATTCTCATTTCTGTTTCAGTTCTAAATACTTGTTTCTTGGTCCATGTATCCCTAAGTTCAGATGTCATTTCTTTAAATTCTTTAACATCATTTGGATCCAGTAAATTATTTAAACTAGGAGCTTCCTTTTCTATTAGTGCATGTATGTTTCTTTTTTCAGTCATTTTGTATTCCTTTCATTGAATAATTTTAATATAATCATTACTGATTATAAGTCAAGTTAACTTACAACTAGATTATTTACATTGTTACTTATTGTTTCACCAGTAAATTCTTCTGTTATGCTTTGATCTGAACCACCATCTCTACCACCAAAAAATATTGCTGAACTTGATGTTGCACCAGAACCTGCTGCTCCTGATCTTCTTCCTGTTGCAAGATTAGGTCTTGTACTCCAAGTTGTACCATCATATCCTTCTACTAAATTAGAATCAGGACTACTTGGACCATCTCCTGCAATAGCGTAAGCTGCTGTTTCGGAAGCACCATCACCGCCTGAATACATATTTCTTGCAGTATTCATAGTATTTCCATTACTCCAAGTACTACCGTTATATTCTTCTGAATTAGCATAAGCTGTACTAGCTGGATAATCTACTCCTCCAAATGTAACTCCTGCTGTTTGAATTCCAGCACCACTGCACCCCATTCTAGCTTGATTCATAGTACCACTATTTGTCCAATTAGTTCCATCAAACTCTTCAGATGTATTTACTACAGCTGATGGACTAAAACCTCCATTAACTAAAGCAGCTGTTTGAGAAGTTCCTATACCAGAACATAAACCAGTTGTATTATTCATAGCATTTGTAGCTGTCCAAGATGTTCCATCATATTTTCTACTTGTTGTACTAGAAGCACCTCCTGGTCCTCCACCAAATATTAAAGCTGCAGTTTGTGTACCAGCTCCTCCAGAATTACCCATAGGTGTTCCAAGTGAGCCACCTGATGACCAGGATGAACCATCATATTCATAAGAAGCTTGATCTTGCCCTGGTGTTCTTGAACCCATACCAATTGTTGCTGTTGGTGTTCCTGCTCCTGTTAAACCATTGTTAACTGCTGGTAAAGCACCGCCAGAAGCCCATGCTCCAGCTGTAATTGTAGTTGTAGTATCAGCAGCGTATTCTTGTGTACCAAATGGAGACTGTGTACCTACCGCTGAAGTTTGTGATCCACCTTCTCCTTGAGCTATAGCTCCTGGAGAATCAGTAGCATTTGTCCAAGAAGTTCCGTCATATAATTCAGTGTGTACTGTACCACTTCCTAAACCAAAAGCTAATGCTGCTGTTTGTGTTCCAGCTCCAGTATTTGTACCACCAGCTGGTTCATTCGTATTTGGTGCGGTAGTCCAAGAAGAACCATCCCATGCTTCTGTTAATTGAGTTGCACTTGGATTTTGTCCACACCATCCTAATGCAGCTGTTGATGTTCCAGCACCTGCTAAACCCATTCTTCCAGTATTTAAACTAGGAGTAGCTGTCCAAGTAGAACCATTAAAAGATTCTGAAAGAGCATTAAATCCAGAACCTGGATTATTTCCTCCATAAGCTATAGTTGCAGTTTGAGTTCCAACACCGTTATGTTGCCAATTTCCTACAACAAGATTACCTGTAGATGTCCAAGAACTTCCATCGTATTTTTCACAACTATTAGTATAACCTACGCTTGGGCTATAACCCCCAATAGCTAAACCAGCTGTCTGACTTCCTGTAGAACCAATTCCGTATCTACCTGAACCTAAATCACCTCCGGCAGACCAACCTATTCCATTATATTCTTCTGTAATTGCAGTAAAACCAGTTCCACCAAATTGTAAAGCGGCTGATACTGTACCACAAAAACCAGACGAGTTTCTATTGGTAATCATGGTAGCTGTAGTTATCCATCCAGTTGAACGGATACCTTGTACACGCAAATTACCCGAGGTACTATTATACCATACCTGTCCATCTTCTCCGTTGGAAGGATCTTCTGATAAGTATTTAACTTTCAGTCCGTGAAGTTCATTATATCCAGCCATTTATAAAATTCCTTATGGGAGTGTTACATCTGACGGTCTTAGGTGTGTAGCTTTGTATTCATCAGACTCAGCGTCCCACGCAGCTTGTGCAGCTTCTACTTCAGCTGTAATCAAAGCTTGTGCTTCTGCTTTTGTCTTTTCAACACCATTCTTTTCAGCTAACCATCTTGCGCCTTCGACATTGTTTCCAATGCACCAAACGTCAGCTAGATAACCTCTAAGAAAGAATGCTCTTCTGTCTTCTGCAGTAAAGAATCCTTTTCCAGTGTTTTGAGCTACTCCATATATAAAGTGTGCCATAGTTTGTCCTCCTTAATTAAGTTTGTATACCATAGTTTAACTTTGAGTCAAAGTCTTAACGTTGACTGTTGTTGTTTCACCTGTAAATTCTTCTGATGCACCTGGGTGTGAAGTGGGAGCTGTTTGAATACTTCCATTAGTTTGTAAAGCAGCTGTAGATGTGCCTGAAGGTGTTCCTGATCCTGCTGCTCTTCCTTGTGCCATTGTAGCTGATGTTACCCAACTTGTACCATCGTAATTTTCTGTACTTCCTATTGCTGTAGGACTAAAACCAGGGGTACCGCCTGCAAAACCTAAAGCTGCAGTTTGAGTTCCAGATGATGACATACCTGATCTTACTTGATTTAAATTTCCACCAGCAGTCCAATTTGTACCATCATATTCCTCTGTACTAGCGACAGGTGTTGTTGTGTATCCTCCAATACCTAACCCTGCTGATTCTGTGCCAGCACCTGATAAAGATCTCCTTGTAGTGTTCATAGCATTTCCTGCTGTCCAACTACTTCCATCATATTCTTCTGTAAGATTAGTATTAGGATAATTACCTCCACCTGCTACAGCAGCAGTTTGTGTTCCAAATCCAGCAAGATACTGTCTTCCTGTGTTCATTGCACCACCTGATGTCCAAGATGATCCATTCCATTCATTAGTTTGAGCTTTAGGTGCAACTTCTCCACCAAATGTTATACCAGATGTTTGTGTTCCACAACCAGCTCCTGCACTTTGATTTCCAGGTAAAGATACTGGTAACGTTGTCCAAGAAGAACCATTGTAAGATTCTGTTGCACTAATATAACTTCCAGTATAACCACCTGCAATAATATTAGCAGTTTGTGTCCCAATTCCCGCTTGTCCTCTTCTTGCCGTATTGGTAGTTCCGCCACTAGCCCATGCTGCGCCTGTAATGACGTTTGCTGATCTATTAAATTCTTCTGTTGTACCTGTGTATGATGTTGGGTTACCTGATGTATTACCAGAAAAAGCCATAGCGGTTGAAGTAGTTGCTCCATTACCAACTTTTGAAATAAAATCATTTGCCATACTAGGTCCAGCTGTAAAATTTGTTCCATCATAAGTTGCTGAATTAGTACCCTTCATCAATATAGCATCAGTTTGAGTTCCAGAACCTGCTGCTGAAACAGCTATTGTAGGAGGACAATTACTAACACTTGTCCAAGATGAACCATCGTATTCTTCTGTTGCTAAACTAACTCCTGGTGAACCTCCAATATCTCCTCCTGCTGCAAAAGCTGCAGTTTGAGTTCCTGCTCCTTGAAATCCACTCTGCCTAGCTGTATTTAAGGCTCCAGTAGCTGTCCAAGAAGATCCATCATATTCAAATGTGGTAGTTCTTGGTGCAGGCATACCTCCAGCATTTAAAGCTGCTGTTTGGGTACCTACTGCGCACGCAAAACTTGATATAGCAGTTGGTAAATCAGTTTCTTCAGACCAACTTGTTCCGTTATATTCTTCTACTTCTGTATCCTGATTAGGGTTACTATAACCACCAAAACACAAACCTGCAGTTTGAGTTCCAGCTCCACCTGCAGAATATCTAGCTTTATTTAAAGCTCCTCCTGTTGCCCAACCAGAACCATTATATTCTTCTGTAAGAGCTACCCCAGCATTACTTCCCGTGTATCCACCGAAACCTAATCCTGAACTTTGAGAACCAGCAAATGATCCTGCTGCACCTCTTCTAGCTGTAATCATATTAGCACCACTAGAAAATGCTTCACTAACCAATATAGTTTTAAAAGTATCACTAGTTGTGTTGTACCAAATCTGACCTTCAGCCGATAATTCAGTTGGATCAGTTGCTAAAGATTGGATAGATCGTCCGTGTATGTTTTTATATGTTGTCATAATTAACTTGTACTAAAATTTGCTATGTTAGCTGCTGTTGTTTCTTCATTAAATTGTTCAGTAGTAGCTGTATTTGAACCTGGACCTGTACCACCAGCAACAACAACATCTGATGCTGTAGCAAAACCAGCAGCTATTTTTTTAGCTGTTGCTAAAGAAGGTTTAGTTGACCAACTAGTTCCATCATAACTTTCAACATTTGCTATAGTTGTAGTAGAACTTCCACCACAAGAAAAAGCAGCTGTTTGAGTTCCATTAGATGAACCTGCAGGACTGGCTCTTGCAATATTTAATGTTCCACCAACAGTCCAAGACGTTCCATTATATTCTTCGGTGTTGCCTCCCAAACTTGGACCAGGATAACCACCTCCAAAAGCTAATGCAGCTGTTTGTATTCCAGCTCCTCCTACTTCTCCTCTTCTTGCTGTATTCATACTATTAGGACTATTAGACCAAGATGACCCATCATATTCTTCTGTTGCTGCTGAGACTGAAGGTGTACCACCTCCAAAAGCAAGCCCAGCTGTTTGAGTTCCCGCTCCCCCTAATTCACTTCTACCTGTATTTAAATTATTTCCTTCAGACCATGATGATCCATTGTATTCTTCAGATTCTGTTTTATTACCTGGATTTCCTCCAAAAGCTAAACCAGCTGTTTCAACTCCACACGCTCCTAAAGAATATCTTGCTGTACCTAAGTTTCCTGTACTAGTCCATGAACTACCATTATATTCTTCGGTTGCTGCTGAGTTAGCTGTAACATAGCCAGCTACTGCAACACCAGCTGTTCTAAGTCCAAAACCTGATAAATATCTTCTTGCAGTATTCATAGTTCCACCACTTGAAAATGCTGCTGCAGTGATTGTATTGGTTGATTTATTAAATTCTTCTGTAACTCCAGTAACTGGATAATCACCATAAGCTAAACCAGCACTAGAACTAGCGCCGTTTCCAGATCTGCTTCCTGCTTCTGCTAAACTTGGTGTGTTTGTCCAAGAAGATCCATCCCAAGATTCAGATTCGTTAGCCGCTGATGGACCTGGTTTATTACCACCAAAAACTAATCCTGATGTTGCACTTCCTGCTCCTGAACCACCCATACCTCTAGCTGTATTTAAAGTTGGTAAAGCTGTCCAAGATGTTCCATCATACTGTTCTGCTAAATCTCTATAATTTGGTGGAGAACCTGAATTACCACCTGCAAATATTGCAGCTGTTTGACTTCCAAAAGAAGCCATGTCTCCTCTTGCAGTATTTAAATCGTTTTGTTCAGACCAAGATGATCCATTCCATTCTTCAGTGTTTCCAATCATAGGTGGACCCCATCTACCTGCGTTTAACGCAGCTGTTGATGTTCCAGCTCCACTTGTATAATCTTTTCCTGTGTTTAATGAATTAGGTGTTGTTGTCCAAGCAGAACCATTAAAAGATTCTGTTGCGGTAGAATTAGAAGATCCACCAAAAACTAAATGTGCAGTTTGACTTCCATCTTTTGAAGAACCTAAAGCACTTCTTGAAGTATTCATGTTAGGAGCACCCGACCAACCTGATCCATTATATAATTCAGTAGTTGCTGTAGTACCTGTTTGTGTACCACCACCTGCTACAATTGCAGCAGTTTGCGGACCACCTCCGCCTGCAGCATATCTGCCTGTAGTCAAAGGCGAAGCACTCGACCATGCTTCAACAACACCTAATGCTCTAAGAGTTCCTGTAGTAGAGTTATACCACATTTGTCCAGTTAAAGGTTCAGCTGGGTCAGAAGATAGCTTGTTAATCTTATGACCTACTATTGATCTATAAGTAGCCATTAATCTCCTTAATTATTCTTTAAAAGCCAGCCTTGAGTACCGTCTACATACACTAAAGTATTTGCTGCTCTTTCTGTTGATACTGTTAAAGGATCCGTTGATCCTGCAATTTTTTCTGTTCCGTTTTGATCAATTGTTAATGCGTTAGTGTCAAATGTTCCAGCATAATCTATAAAAGCAATTTCATCTCCTGCTTGACCTGCCGGTAAATCCATTTCTATTGCATTACTTGTTGTATTAATAAAATATCCTTGTCCCGCTACAGCTGTAAAAGTAGCAGAAGTTTTAACTGATTGCCAGTCTGCACCACCAGAAATTGTAGTCCAAGATAAAACACCAGAACCATTTGTAACTAATGCTTGATCAGCATCTCCGTCATCAGCTGGAAAAGTTAAAGTTACATTTGATCCAACTGTTGCTGGGGCTTGTAAAGCTATGTAATTAGAATTATCCGCATCTCCTAATCTTAAATCTCCTTGATCACCAATTTGTAAGTTAGTGCCATCCCATGTTAAATTATCAGAACCACCAAATGATCCTGAGTTATTAAATTGAACTTGTGTGTTTGATCCACCTGGTGAAGTTGCTGCACCAAAACCAACATCATAAACTCCTGTGTTAGTTGCTACACCATCAAAATATATTAGCTTCCAACCTTTATCACTTGTTGCCCAAGTAACTGTTGCACCTGAACCCGAAGCTGCTTTTAATTGTACTGTGTAAGAACCAGATGTTCCATTGTTTATAAGATAAAAATTTTCTACGCCTACAGGCATTGTAATAACTCTGTTTCCAGATATTGATCCTGTAAATTTTAAAACTCTTGTTGCTACTGCTGAACCTGTACCACCATCTGTTTCTGTTAAAGCTTGTGTTCCCGCACCACCTGCAATAGATACCTCTAAATATCCACCAGAGATTTGCTCGATGATTTGTAAATTCGTATTTGTTTTTGTTCCCCAAGTACCAGCGTTTTCGCCGGTTGCCATAAGTTCTACGCCAAGAGGTGTGTAAGTAGATGCCATTGTTTAATCTCCTAATTGTTCCTATTAATATTGTGTTTTGTATAGCAAGTCAACATCATATTTACCCCGCATGTGTTTTATCGGTGTATGATGCGCTTGTGTTATGTGTCTTATTTGAATAAGACGCAGAAGTATTATTCGTTTTTATACTGTACGACGCGCTAGTATTATAGCTTAAATCTCTAGTATATAAAGGTGAAACTTCACCAACTGATGAAGTTGCTAATTGACCAGTTAATCCTACTACAAAAGACTCAGGAGTTAGAGCACCAATTGCTGATGTAGCACTGACCCCGGTTAATGGAACTCCTATTTCAAGTGTTAAAGATCCTACAGAAGATGTTGCTGAAACACCTGTAGGAACAACTCCTATTCCAACTGTTAAACTACCTACAGAAGTTGTTGCTTGTTGTCCTGTTGGTTGTTCGGTAAGAGCATCAAGAATTATTCCACCAACTGTTGATGTTGCGGATTGACCTGATAAAGTTTGACCAATTTCTGTTGTTAAAGAACCTACACTTGTTGTTGCATTTTGGCCTGTTGGAGTTATTATCGAAGTTAAAACTAAAGTTAAAGAACCTACACTTGATGTAGCACTTTGACCTGTTGGAACTATAATAGAATTTAAATCTAATGTTAAACTACCATTAGAAGAAGTAGCACTTAATCCTGCTGGTTGAACTAATTTATTAAATGAATCTCCATAAGGTTCTTCACCCCAACCATTTCTACCCCAACCAACTAATGTACCTGCATTATCAAAATCTCCTAATTGAGAAGTTGCAGATTGACCTGTTAAAGCTATAACAGAAGTTAAATCTAAGGTAGGTGTGCCTACACTTGATGTTGCTGATTGACCTGTTGGAGTTACAGTTTGTGTATCAAATGTTGTTAAACTTCCATTTGCAGAAGTCGCAGATTGTCCTGATAAAGATACAGCATATTCAACACCCCATCCTGAGTTGCCCCATTCTTGTCTACCCCAACCTTCTTCATTGAAAGCTTCTAAAGTAGTTCCTACATTTGATGTTGCGGATTGTCCGGAAAGAATTACTGTAACTGTGTCATCAGCCCACTCGTTAGAACCCCAAGTATTATTGCCCCAGGTTGATGCCATAAGGAGGTCCTCCTTACGCTATACGAATGATTGCGTTACTTGCGTCTGCTGTTGGAAATTGAATTGTAAATGTTCCAGAAGAAACTGTTTTATCACCACCGAAAGCAATTACTGCACATGCTTTGTCTGATTGTGTATCGTTATATATTAAACAACCGTTAGCTGTAAAAGAAGCAGAAGTAAAACTTACGTCTGCAAAATCACAACATGCTGTTGATCCATCTAAAGCTGGAGTAACACTTGTGATTGCTTTTCCACCAGCTGTGTAAGCTGATCCTGATGTGTTAGTTATTTCTTCTGAAGTAGAATAAGCTGTTGTGCTTGCACCTAAAGATGCATCACTATCATACAAAGCTATTTTAAAAGTGTTTCCAGACGATGCTGTAAAATTGTGTGTACCAACTAAAATTTCTTGTTTAAAACTATTACAAATTGCTGATGATATTGCCATAAATTTTTTCTCCTAATTACTGAGGCGCTGACTCGATTGGTATTCTTAGTGTTCCATCCGTGTAATCGTCTCGTCTTCTTCTTCCAATTTGCATCGCTGCAAACTTTTGTACTTCTTGTTTATACTTTCCGTCGTATAATGTCAACATGTCTGTTGGACCTTTTAAGAAAGTAAATGCCTCTACCAAACATGCATATAAAAGCCCTTGAGGGAAATATTGACTGACATATGTAGTAGTATTACTACCACTTAAAGCTTGTGGAAGTTTGTTATAATGAATTATATATTGATAATTAGCATCTGGTGTAGGAGCTAAATACATACCCCCTGATGTGCTAGAAGACACTCCTGTAGCACCACCAAACATAGAATAGTATTTAGGGTATCCTGTAACATCTGCTCCTGATGTAGTAGATCCTGTTGGTCCTGTTAAGTTACCAATATACTCTGATATAAAAGTTTGATCACGTCTCTCTAACCACTGACCTTGTTCATTAGTATTTGCAGTAGATGGAAATACTTGGACACCTCTTACAAATAAACATTCAGCTGGTACGTTTATACTTTGAGTATCTGTTGCAAATTGAGCTTGCGCTTGTTTTCTGTCAGAATCCATAGGTATATCATATGCAATTCTATATTCTGAATTCATAATAAATTGATCTACAATAGTAGATGTAAAAACATTAGCGTCTACTTCTGAGTAGTCTCTAATTGCAGTCGTTAATGTTGCGTATGTAAATCCAGCCATAATTAACCTCTATCATTAACGGGTCCAATTGTACACTGAAAACCGCCTCCTGTTTGTGCACTTGTAGCATTAGAAACTAAAGGTACTGTTAATGAATTATATTGTGTTTCTGTTTGTGATGTTTTAGGACCTACTATTACTGTTGTTCCAATTGCTGTTGCAAGATAGGATCCATAAATTTTTGCACCAGAAGTATGAGCAATAGCTGTAGTGTTAGCTAAAGTTTTTCCTCTAAATGGTGCAGCTGTTCCACGTGTACATCCTGTTAATGTATTTGTAGACCTACCTGTATATTGAATAGTTTCATTTGCATATGTTCCAACTAATAATGGATTAGTAATTACACCCGCTGTTAAATCAGCTTGTGTGTAAACTTTTTCTATAACAATATATCCTGCTGTTGGAAATTCAGATCCATCAGTTAAAATAATTGATGTAGCAGAATCACTTATGTTTCCATTTAAAGTTGTAGATAATTCTAAAGTTGTAATTGCAACTCCACCTACAGTTTGTTTTAAATCACTAAATCTTACGTAAGATGTTCCTTCATTTAAACCATTGTTTGGGAAAGAAACACTTAAAACTTTAGATGCTGCTGTTGTTGTAAATGGGTTTT